CGGGCATCGCGGCGAGGCTCGCGGAACTCGGCCGCCCGGGTGGCGCGCAGCGACAGGCAGCGCTCCCGGCCGCGCGGCACGGGTAGACTCGCGCGATGGCAGCCACGCTCGAGGTGACATCGCTCGAACAGGCCTACGACCGTGTCCCGGTCGTGCGCGGGCTGTCGTTCTCGCTGCCGGCGGGCGCGATCGGTTGCCTGCTCGGGCCCTCGGGCTGCGGCAAGACGACGGTGCTCCGCTGCATCGCGGGCTTCGAGCCGGTCCGCGGCGGCAGCATCGCGCTGTCCGGACGCGTCGTGTCGTCGCCGGGCGTCGAGGTGCCGCCCGAGGAACGCGGCATCGGCATGGTGTTCCAGGACTACGCGCTGTTCCCGCACCTCGACGTCCTGCGCAACGTGGCCTTCGGACTCGCGCGCGCCACACCCGCGGAGCGCGACGCGCGCGCGCGAGCGATGCTCGAACTCGTCGGCCTCGCCGACGCGGCGCGCGCGTGGCCGCACGAGTTGTCGGGCGGACAGCAGCAGCGCGTGGCGCTCGCGCGCGCGCTCGCGCCCCGGCCCGGGCTCCTGCTCCTCGACGAGCCGTTTTCCAACCTCGACACCGACCTGCGCGAGCGGCTCTCGCTCGAGGTGCGCGCGATCCTCAAGGAGGCGGGGATCACGGCGATCCTCGTCACCCACGACCAGCACGAGGCGTTCGCGATCGCCGACGAGATCGGCGTGATGAACGAGGGAACGATCGAGCAGTGGGCGAGCGCCTACGACCTCTACCACCAGCCGCGTACGCGCTTCGTCGCCGATTTCATCGGCCAGGGCGTGTTCGTGCGCGGCGTCGCGGACGCGCGCGGGCGGCTTCTCACCGAACTCGGCGAACTCGACGGCGCGCCGCGTCCGGAACTGCGCGAAGGCGACGCGGCGGACGTCCTGCTGCGTCCCGACGACATCGTGCACGACGACGCGAGCCCGTGGCGCGCGAACGTGGTCGCCAAGACCTTTCGCGGCTCCGAGTTCCTCTACACGCTCGCCCTCGCGTCCGGCACGCGGGTGCTCGCGGTGGTGCCGTCGCACCACGACCACGCGATCGGCGAGCCCATCGGCATCCGGCTCGACATCGACCACGTCGTCGCCTTTCCCCGGCCCGACGAGGATGCTCCCGACCCGCAGCGCTGACGGGGCAACCGGGTGGTACGCAGAAGGTTGCCATCCGCGGTCCGAGGCGCAGTCGCCCCGATTGACCGGAGGCGGGCAATCGCGTTATACTTGACCTCCTTCCGCGGGGTGGAGCAGTCTGGCAGCTCGTCGGGCTCATAACCCGAAGGTCGAAGGTTCAAATCCTTCCCCCGCAACCAACAAATATTTCTCCTTGAAATTCAAGGAGTTAGCAGCAAGGGCAAGCAGTCCCTCCCGCCCGTCCGCGACTACCGCCTCGAGGTAGTCGCCAGAGTCCGAAGCCCTCAGAACGATCGCGTCGCCGAGCAGAGCTCGCAGCGACGCGCGCGCCTTCGCGACGTCGCGGCGCGCGACTTCCTCCAAGTTCGCAATCATCGCGCGGTAGGTCTCGACGACCTTCGGCAGCATCCGCTCGACCTTGTCGACCGGTGCGGCGGTCGCTGCGCGCAGGCGCGCGAGTTCGCCCTCTGCGCGCTCCTGGCGCTCCCGTACGGCCGGGGAGGGTGCGAGGACGCCGGACGCCACGGCGTCGACCAGGCGCGCGATTTCGGCCTCCAGCGTTGCGATCCGCTTCGCATCCGGGGCCGGGGCGCGCTGCGCCTCGGCGACGCCCTCGCGGACGCGCCGGACCACGTCGGCGATGACGTCGGGCGCGAGCAGGCTCGCCTTGACGTCCTCGAGCAGCCGCGCCTCGACGATCGCGCGCGGAACGCCGAGCCGGTTCGAGCACAGGTGCTGCCGGCCGTTGACGCGCGAGGCGCAGCGGTAGCGTTGTGTCGTGCCGGTCACGATGAAGTTCGCCCCGCAGTAGCCGCATCGGAGCATCCCCGAGAACAGGTACTGCGGCGGCCGCCCGAGCCGATTCGCGCTCGACGGCGCGAGCCCGGCGCGGACGCGCGCGCCGATCGTCAGGGATACCTCCCGCTGCCTGCGCTTCACGCGGTCCCAGGTCGGCTGGTCGACGATGCGCAGCTCGGGCTGCTCCGTCACGATCCACTCCGACTCTGGCCGCGGACGCGGCAGCCGCTTGCCGGTCGCCGGGTCTTTCACCCACTGGCGCCGGTTCCAGACGATGCGGCCGACGTACGCCTCATTGTTCAGGATGCCGGTTCCGTCGGACGGTCCTGCGATCGCGCTCGCCGTCCAGCCACGCGCCTTGCGAGTCCGCGCCCACGTCGAACCGGGGGAGGGGACGCCTTCGCGGTTGAGCGTGTTCGCGATCCAGCGCGCTGACCGGCCGTCCGCGTAGAACGCGAAGATGCGGCGAACGACTGCCGCCTGCTCCTCGTCGACTTCTCGGCGCACGGCGACGACCACTGCCCGCCCGAGCGGGTCGCGGCGCGTCGCGTCCTCGACCGCGACGTGGCGGTAGCCGTAGGCGCGCCCGCCCGTGTGGCTGCCCTTGAGCGCGACGCCCTCGAGTCCCCGGTGCGTCTTCTCGCGCAGGTCATCGAGGTACGCCTCGTTCATCAGCCCCCGGATTCCTCGTAGGAGCTTTCGCCCCTTGCCGGACGTGCTGTCGTAGCCGTCCGCCACGCCGACGATGCGGACGCCGCGGAACTCGAGGTCGCGCACCGCCGACTCGCTCTCGACCGAATCGCGCGAGAGCCGGTCCAAGCCTTCCACGATAATGACGTCGAACCGGCCGGCGGCCGCTGCGGCAAGGAGCGCCCGGTAGCCGGGGCGATCGGAGCGTGCACCGCTGATCGCCTCGTCGGCGAAGTGCTCGACCACCTGCCAGCCTTCGGCGGTTGCGCGGGCTTCGCACTTGCGTCGCTGATCCTCTGTCGACGCCTGGGACTGCTTGTCGGTGCTGTAGCGGGTGTAGATGGCGGCTCGCATGATAGTTCTCCGTCAACGGCTGCCGAAAATTGCGCCGGCAATAGACAAGGCAAACAGAACCCATAGAGCAATCATGAACGGGCTCCGCGTGTCTTGCTCAGCCTTCGTCATTTTGTCAGTCGACCATTTCACTACTTCTGGATCGTCCGGAAACAGCGACAACATTGCCCGCGCCTTTGTCTTGGCATCGTTGTTGATCCGCAGCCAAAGACTGTCCTTTGCTCGTCCGACAATCTCTCCACTATGGCCAATGGCGCGAATGAGTTCGATAGTTCCGCTTTCGTCGTTCCAGGCGATTTCGCACTCGCGGCGACGATTCAACGAATCCCATACTGAGATCGTCGCCATGCGGCGTGATTCGTCAGACGCGGCAGTTGTGGATGTTCTTTGTCGGAGATTCGCCGCGATCTCCCCGGCTGCTCGGTCCATGAAGTCCTTGAGCGGCATCGTGAGCAGGTCGTCCTTTGACGCCGGCTTCTGGACGGACTCGGCGGTCTGCTGGCGCAGGTTCGCCGCCATTTCTTCCGCCGCTCTCCGCGCGAACTCCTTGAGCGGCATCGTCAGCAGGTCGTCCTTGGACGCCGGCGTCGGGCTCACCCTCGTGGTCGCCGGCTTCGCCGCTTCGTCCTTCGGCTTGCTGTTGTCCGTCATGCCATCCTCTCGCGTCAGAATCCGGCTGCCTTGAGGAAGCGCCGGAACGCGACGTCGGTCTCCGCGCGCACGAGCGCGATATGCCGGGCTGCCGCGCGGCGCCCGCCTACCGGCCAGCCGGCCGGCCCATCTTCACGGGTGCGACGTCTATGGATCGCCGACCGTTTCGCGCGATCTTCACCGGCACGAGCCACACGGAGCCGATTTTCTTTGCGCCCTCGATGCGCCCCGCAATGCACAGCTGCCGGACGCGCGCGTCCGTCACGCCTAGAATCTTCGCGGCGTCGATGGAACTGACAATCTGAAGGGCCACAGCACCCATACTTGTACCTTACGCGTTCGTAAGCACTTGTCAAGCGATAACTTCTCTAACTTCCTCGATGAAGGCGACGGTATCTAGAAAGTAGCTAGGGTATGCACGGCGAAGCGCCGCGACACCCTTTACGGACACCAAGACGACTTGCGTCGGGTCGTCGTCCTGGCTGTGCGACTTCTCAAGGTTTGAGTAGGCCGCGTGAGCCGTAATCAACTCCTGCTTCGTGAAGCCGATGACTTTGACCGAAGGTGCTCGCGGGTCAAGCTCAATGAGGTAGTAGAAAGCATTGCGTTGCTGCTCGATAGAAGGAATCACCGCTTTGAAGTTCTCGAATGCTGCGATGATGTAGTGCGTGCGATTTAGGTGGCGTAGCTCCTCGCGAATCTCTTCGACTGAATTCGGCATGTCCGGTCCGACAGGAGTACCTTCCTTTATCGCAAGCATCGAACCCATCAATGCGAAAAACCGCAGCCAATGTGGCTGTCCCTTGTTGGACTTGAGTGCAACCTTTGTGAAGGTTCCGGCGGTTTCAACTGCGGTCGCCCATTGGTGCTGCAACAGGGTGCGAATCTGCATTTCCACCTTTAAGCCGGTGTATGCGGCCGAGCGCGTTCCCCCATTGAAGCGAAATTTCAGATGTATTGATCTATATCCCGTGTCGGCGGGTTCAAGAATGTAGTCTCGCTCTGCGCCGGGAGGAGCGGTTCCCGGCTGCAAAAGAAGTGGCCCTACGCCGGCGAATGGATGGACGAGCGGTTTGTTGAGGTAATGGTCGCGGAGCTCGTAGGCGTCCTCTAGCTTTGGCACGACGGCACGACACCCAGCAATGTCCTGCATCTGTGAGAGTTTCATGCTCGGTCGATCCAACAGCTTTTGCAGAATCGAAGGTAGTCGCTTAGTGCGTTGTGAAACAAGCGCCGCCGACGCCACCTTGAATGCGCGGTTGCGCAGCGTCATGTAAAATGTGTTGAGCGGAAATTGGTGGGCGACTCGAAAATTGTCGACGATTCGAAATGATTCGGAATAGTCGCGGGCCGGGTCAGTCGCAATGTTCCGCAGATCAGCGCCGGCGCGATTCACCTGTTCGCGCGAATACAAAGGCTCCGCATAGACGGCCATAAAGTCCCCTGAACGGCGTGGACCGCCGCCGCCGGGGACGATACTGCCCTCGAACACGGACGCGCGCAAATAGCCAGCTCTACGGTTGCTTACCGCCGATCGCGGCGCCGAGATTCGGCGCGCGCGTGGGCTCTGGACTCTGGGGCGCCCACCAGTAGCCGCTACCGAACTCGCGCTGCGCGCGATCGCGCACGCGGCGCAAGTAATCCGGGTTCATGGCGTTCATCGCCTGATTGAAGTTGATGTGGTCGGGCGCCGCCTTCGCGTACCAGAGGTTCGCGGAGGGGATGACGCACTTTTCCATCCTTACGAGCTCGACACCTGCGTTCGTCTCCCGCAGTGACTTCCCCGCGGCGTACTCGGTCGCGTTGCCGAGCGTGACGCGGCCCGCATCCTCGAGCAGTCGGCCGGTCGGGCCGAGTAGCGTCGCGAGCGGAGTGCTCGCGCCCGGCGCGACCTCGTTCGCCAGGAAGTCCCCGTAGATGCCGACGCTACCGTCCTTGAAGAACGCGGCCATCCAATTCCTCGCGACGAACTTGCCGTCGGCGCCGTACAGCGGGCGCGGGTCTTTCCCCGACAGCATGTCGTTCACCTCCATCGCGAGCGCGCCGAGCAGCGTCGAGGCGATCGTGAGCCCGCCGATGTAGAGCGCCTTCCCGCCCGTGGTGTCGTGTCCGCCCCATCCGCGCTGGACCATGTGCGTCTGGATCTTTTCCAGCAGCCACGCCGCGACGGTCGCGGCAACGAAGGGAAGAAGCGGGTCCATGCCTGGCGCCGGCGGATCGGCGTGAAGGGGTCGAGAGGGCCACTTCACGTCCGATGCCGCCCGGCCGGCGCGGCGGCAGGTCCGGGGCCGACCTCGGGAAGGCCTCGCCGGCCGCACGGAAACCGTGTCAAAACTCTGCAAATGGGGCCGGACGCCACTACGCGCCGCGCCTCGCGCGTGCCTTGAGCGCCAGCCGCTCGATCAGCCACTCGTTGTTGCCCAGGCCAGTCTCGTTGAGCATCGTCGCGAGCCCCGGAATCCCCGACTTGGCACGCGCGAACTCCGAACGGGCGTCCGCCACGATCTTCGCCGCCGCCGCTTCCCCGCCGTGGCGCCGCGCGAGTGATGCCATCGTCCGCGCCGCGCCGAGCTCGATCTCGGCGCTGGTCGGTGGCTTGAGCATCGCGGCCTGCGCCTCGCGCCAGATGTAGCGCGCAGTCCCGACGTCGAGCTCGGCCGCCTTGCACAGTTCGGCGGCCTCCCGAACGGTCGACAACTCGTGCGGGGCGGCCGGGTCGAGGGGGCGAAGGTCGTATTCGGTGACGTCGGCCGGCGCCGCGAACATCGTGGCGAACGCCTGCTCGGCAGTCGCGCCGGCTTCCTCGCGAGACTGAGGCCGCGCATTCAAACCGACAGGGGCAGAGCCCCCTCTGCCTCCCAGGACTTCGACAGCCTGAGGGGACCGCGCCACGGCCGGTTCGCCTCCCTGCGGCGGCCAAGAGGCACCGTCCGCGAACTCGGCTCCCGGCCAGGTGCCGGCCTTGATCGCGTCCGTCATGCTGCCCCCGCCACGGCGCGCAGCGTCTCGAGCGTGCGCAGCGACGCGCCCAGCGCTTCGCCCAGCGCCTCCGGCTCGTCGCCAGCGCCAGCCCGCAGCACCGCGTGCTCGACCCGCTGTTGCGTCTCCCGCGGCCCCAGGAACGCCACGACCCCCGCACCACCCGGAAACCTGCGCAGCGCCTCCGCGCTCGCATCCCGCAGCGCGCGCCGCGCACTCGCCGCCTCCTTGAGCGCCGCGTCCAGACGATCAGCGGATGCCACGACGTCCGCGGCCACCGCGTCGAACTCGCCCCACCTGCGCGCCGCCTCCGCGTCGGCCTTCGCCTTCACTTTCGCCGCCGCCTCCTCTTGGAGCGCCGCGAGCTCCACCGCCTTCAGCTTCGCGAGCTCGGCCCCCGCAACCTCCGGCCCGACCTCCGCCCGCCAAGCATCCAGCGCCGCCCGGACGCGCGGCACCATCACCTCCAGGTCGCCGGAAAGGTCGACACCGAGCCGCTTCGCGACCGTCATCGACGCGAAGAGTCCCGCCTGTTCTTCGATGCTCATCAGCATGTTCTTCTCCTCACGCGGCCACGGGTTGCGCCTCGCCGGGCGCCGCGGCCTCGACTTGACGGACGATCGCGGCGGCCTCCGCCTCGAACTCGGGCCGAAGCGCCGTGTAGCTCTGCATGAACGACGACGGCATCGCCGGGCGGACGGCGCGGTCAGACGGGAACACGGACGCCCCGCCAGCCCGGAAGAACGCTTCGTGCTCCAACCGCGTCGGCAGGCGCGGCAGATAGTTGACGAGCGCCGACTGCTCGACGATCGCCCTCGGCAGCAGTCCGACGACAGCGGCGGCAGTCTCGCGCACCGCCCGCGACGGGTTCCCCGACGACCACTCCTCGAACGCGCCCAGCGCCATCGTGTGCGCCTCGATCGCCTCGCGCAGCCGCGCCAGGTGGTCCTCGTGCGCCGCCTTCGCCTCGGCCGCAAGCGTGTCGGCGCGCTTCCGGCGCGCGCGGTCGGCAGTCACCCGCACCGCTCGCGCCGCCGCGTTCGCCGCGTCCAGCGCCTTCCGCGCCCGGTCGAGCTCGCGGTCGGATACCGGATTGCCGAGGTCGCGATCGGTCAGCAGCCCGTCAAGCACCCGCTGCGCGTAGCCCACATCCCGATCAGCCATCGCCTGCGCGTCGACCGACGCGGCGATCATCCTTTCGAGCTCGGTCGACGTGGGTTTCTCGGCCCGTCCACCGCCCCACAGACTGGAAATAAGCACTCGCACGTCCACTGCAATCCTCCTCAGGTTAGCTGCTCTACCCGCAACGCGAATCGCCCATTCCGACGGCCGGCAGGTAGCCAAGCGACCGCAGATGACGCAGGGTGCGTTCCGTGGGCGTCATGCGCCGAAGATGTTGTATTCGCTGTCCGCGAACTTCGGCAGCGCGCCGACGTTCCGTTGCCGGTTCAGGACCACGGACGCCTCACCACCCCCCGAGAGCAGGTATTGCAGCGCGTCGTGGGGGTGTGAGTAGGCGTTCTTCGCCGGCTCTTCGCTGTACGTCGCGCCGTGGCCTGTACGGGCGAGCCGGTAGTGATAGCCCCCGGCAAACCCCTTGCGCAGCACCGCGCAGCGCGGCGAGAGCAGCACGCCGGGTCGCCCGTCGACCAGACGATTTAGCGCCCCGCGGACCGCCTCGAGGCGAAGCGTCAGCGCGTTGTCGGGCGCCGGATGCCACCGCCACCCCGTGTGGGTCCGCATGATCTCGAGGCAGGTCTGCTCGTCCGTCTGCGCGCGCTGATTGCCCGCAGGGTCGCCCCACCCCTCGACGTACATCCGCGGATAGGTGCGCGCGACGTACTGCGAGAGCATCTGCGCGAACCGCGTGACCCCGCAGTCATCGGTCACGACTTCGTCGACGATCAGCCAACGGCCGTCCTGCAGGCGCTGGCCGATGATGGCCGCCGGCGTGAGGCCAAAGTCGACACCGAGAAGGAGCGGCAGACTCGGCACCGGTTCCAGCGGCTCCGCCGCGACGTGCACCGAGTCACGGAACGACGAGTAGACCGGCTTCCCCTCTTGCACGAATCCGTACTCGCCGCGGACGTAGACCTTGATCCAGTCCTCGTCCTTCCCGACCTTCGCGAGCGCGTAGTAGTCGGGCGGAAGGTTCTCGAGGTTCTCGGCGTCCGGCCCGTCGCCGGGCGGCTGCTTGAAGAACGCGAAGCCGTCGGGCCGTTCGATTTCGGCCAGCCGGTAGAGCCAGTGTTCAGAGTCTGGCGGATTGGTGTCCGCGATGACACCGCGCCAGGTCGGGCCGCCGTCGCGCATCGGGGGGAAGCGTCCAACGCGCCCCGTGACGGCGTCGAGCACGCTCTTGGGAATCTCGCGGGCTTCGTTGAGGTACGCGCCGGTGAGCTCGAGCGACAGCAGCTTGCGAACGTCCTCGTCGCGATCCAGAGCGAGGAACAGGAACTCGGCCTCGACGTCGCCGCGCCGCATCGAGAACGTGATCGGGCTCTCCATGTTCCACTTCCCGACCCCGTCCGGGAACCACGCGCGGAAGCTCTTGATCGTCGTCGACGTGAGCTCGGGCGCCGTGTTGCGAATCAGCGCGAACCGCGTCCGGCGGACGCCATCGGGCGCCGGCTTCTGTTGCGCGGCGCGGATCGCGAGCTCGACGATCGCCGCCGTCGTCTTGCCCGACCCGATCGGCCCGAGCAACACGCGGACGAACGCCTGCGACTGGTGAAAGGCGCGGATCGTCGGGGCCGTGACCCGGTAGTCGATCGACAGGTCAGACATCGCCGGCCCCCTCGATCCCGTGCACGTTCAGCACGAACCCGCCCACCGCCACCCGCGCATCGAGCCGGTCGACCAGGAGCCCGGTCGCCTTCCCCCGGAGCTCGATCGCGCGAACGTAGGCGGCCGCGTTGTCCGTCTTGAGCGCGAACTCCATCGCCGCACCGAGCTCGTCCATCAGCGTCGCGTGGCTGTAGCCGGCCTTTGCGGCGGCGAGCTCGCGTGCGGCGGCAAGTGCTGCAGCAACCAAAGGCTTCCGCGCCACGACAGCCCCGTAACGCCCCGGGTCCTTGTAGCCGGCGGCGCGTGCGGCCGTCACGAGGCTTTGGCCCGCGACCACGCCGGCGAGGAACCGCGCCTGCCGGGGGTTCAGCGCGGCGCGCGTCGCCGCCGCCTGAGCGTCGAGCGCGGCAAGGTCGGGGGAGCGGGTCAGGTCAGGCACGCGAGCGCCTCGCGAACGTAAGTCCGCCGATGCCATTGATTCGCAAGGCAGTCCGGGAAATCGGGGTCGGGATTTGGTCGCCGGCCGCGCTGCAGTCCCCAATCGCGAGCCCGAACGCCATGCTCGACCGCACCGCCGGACGCGAATAGCGCCCGCAGGAGGCGCGCGGCAGCGGCCCGTCTGCGTAGCCGGCGGCGCACCTTGAGCGGCAGGACGCGAGCGCGCGCGAGGCCGACCGCTTTTTAAACTTCTCGACTCCGGCCATCCGGTCGACTTTGTTACCGCTGTTACCTTGCGCGCGCGGTAATGCATCACCCCTGTGTTGCGTATTCATAGAAGGCGACATCACGCGCGAGGTAACAATGCCAACAGCGTTCATTCGAACCTCTCGCGGAGGGTTTCTCGAACCAGTTCGCGTCGCGCGCGTGCCTGCTCGGCCTCGTCCTCGAACATCGCGTGCACAGCGGGGTTCACAGTCCAGCGACCCCCGTGCTCGAGCAAGAGTGACTCGCCGATGGCCCAACCGTAGTCCTCGAGCGCGCGCAGGGCGGCCACGCGCTGCCACTCGGTCGCGGCGCGGAAGGCGCGGCACTTGTGGGTCAACGTGCGGCGGTTGAAGCTGTCCATCCGGTCGGCGAGCACGGTCCGCCCGATGGCCTGAGCGAGCTCGAGCGGTGAGCCAGCGCCGAGCAGGTCGCCGTGCACGACGTGGGCGTGACGGTAGGCCTTGCGCAAGAAGCGCGCGGCCAGCTGCGCGGTGGCCTCGCTGACCGCGCCGACGCATGGGTGCGGCAGAGCCCCGTCGGGCAAGCGTCGGTCGTCGGCGATCGCGTGGAACGTGAGCATGAGCCGGCCGAGGATCGCCGGGTACTTGGCGACGTGGGAGGCGAGCGACTCGCTGAACGACTCTGCGGCCTCGGCCAGCGCGATGAACCGCGTGCGCTCCGTCTCGTAGACGTCGCCCGCGGCGGTGGACAGCCGCACGATCGGCGGGTCCACCATGTCCGCAGTCATGGCGTACAGGCCGCGGACGGCGGCCGCGTAGGCGCACTGCGCGCGCTCGACCTCGGCCCATCCGATCGTCGAGTCGCGTACCGTCATCCTCGCCATGACGATCGGCAGGAACCGTTGGAACAGTCCGTCGGCAGGCAGCTTGCGGGCGTGGCGTCGCAGGGCGGCCGGCGTCGTGGCAGTCAGGATCGATGCGCCCCAGTTCGGCACGAACATCGCGCCGCGTTGGACGCGGTCGACCTGGTGGGGCCCGCCGTCGAAGAGCCGCATCCATTCGCCGCGGTTCCTCGAGCCGCCGTCGCGCGCGAACGACTCGATCCCGCCGAGCCACGAGTCGAACTCGTCGACCGTGTAGAAGATCCCGCGCGGGTTGTCGCGCAGCACGTCCGCGAGCTTGTCCACCGTGCAGTCGCTCGTGAAGGCTGCGCGCGCCGGCGTGCGCTCGTCCGGCGAGGTATCGCGCTGCTTCGCTGCGGCTGCGACGAGCTCACTATGTTCGTCGTGTACGGGAGCGAGCGCCGGCCGCTGGGAGGGGCTCTTGCCGGCCCCGCTGGGTCCGATCATGCACACCCACAGGCGCGCGGACTCGAATTGCCCGGACGCTCCCGGTAGCCGGATGCGGATGGCGTCGTCGATCGATGCCGCGACCGCCACCACTCCCGACACGATGGCTCCGGTCGGATCGAAGCCGGCGCTGCGCGCGAACAGGTCGGCGGCGTCCCCGATCAGACGCGGCACGTCGGCGCGCGTGAGCGGCGGCGCCGCGAGCGGCGCGAGCAGGTTTACAGGGCGCGCCCAGGTCGGCGGGTCGTCGTCTGGGACCAGCGACTCGGCCGGAAGGCCCACGTCATCGCTCCGGGCGGATGATGTTGATGATCCGGCCGCGTCCATCTTCCGGGTTGCCGACGCTGACGATAACGAGCCGCCGCGGACGCGCTGCGCGGATCGCGCGGACCGCCGCGCGAACCCGCGCGGCCGGCTCGCCGCGATGCCAGAGGATCACGTCGAGCCCGCGGGCCCAGCCCCACTCCAGCGCGGCCGGTTCCTCGTGCGGCGGGATCGCGACACCGAAACCGATCGTGGGCCGACGCCATCCGAGCCCAACTGACACAGTCGGATTGCGCAACGTGAAGCCGCGTCGGCGGGCATCCGCCAGGTCCCCGGCGAACGCCGGCAGGCGCCGCGCGGCCGTCACGCCGCCACCTCGCCGCCGCCGTCGCGTCGCTCGAGCAGAAGCTCCTCGGGACCGGCGACGCGGGTCGCGCATCCCACGCGCGCGAGCGCCGACGCGACGCGCTCGGCCTCGGTCCGGTCCGTATAGCTCTGGAAGACGGATTCGCGGCCGTCCGCGCGGACGCACAGGACCCGGAACGGCTTCTCGGCGGTCGTCACGCCGCGCCCGCCTGGTCGGGATCGTTCGCAGGGACGGGCGCAGCCGGCCCCCGCGGGGCGGCCGGCGCCGGCTGCAGGAGCTTCGCCACCAGCGCGGCGACCAGCACGTCGCGCAGGTCGCGCAGCGCGGGCGGGCAGGAGTCGACGCGCTGTGCCATGGAGCTACGCGAGGATCGTCGCACTGGTCCGCGCGCGACGCAGGACGTCTGGACGTACGACGCGATCGTCGAGGTATGCCAGGACGTCGGCGCGCCGGTAAAGCACGCGGCCTTGCACTGCGAGCCAAGGCGGCCCACAGCGTTTCCAACGCCAATCTGCGAGCGTGCGCGACGACCGCCGTAGCAGCTGCGCCGCGCCCGCGGTGTCAACCAGGTCGTCGTCGTGCATCGCCTGCCCTCCGCTTGCTACGGAGTGCATCGTGCAACGACGGCTAATTCACCACGCGCCGCTTATTCTGACAATTCCAGCAATTGAGTCAGCGAGCGTCCCGGCGGCGGCTGTCGAATCCAACGAACGATCGCGGCAATCGCGATCAAATTGCGGGCTTGCGCCCGCGTAAGTGCGGGGAATCTCGAGCGTAGTACGTCCGCGCCCACGCTACGGTTTGCTGGGCGCGCGGCGAGCCAAGCCATGGCATCGCCGTGCGTTTCGGGGTTCGGTGACGGCGGGCGTCGGCCGCGGACCGGGAATGCGCCTTTCGCCAGTGGGAAGAAGGACTCCATGAGGACGCGGTAGGTTGCCTGGTCGCGACGCGAGAGTAAGTGGTACGGCGTCCGATTGCGTCCTTTGATCCCGTTGCAGACGAAGTCGAAGAAGATGCGAGCTTCGCTGCGCTTCATGCGCAGACCGACAAGCCTTCCGCCGCCTGCACGTCGCGCAGAGCGGTAAAAACGGCCGCCAAGGTCCGCCCATACCAGCGCACGTCCCACGACCTCGCCGACCGCAGGCTCGTCCAGGAGCTCCGGCTTGGCGGCGAGCTGCTGGGGTGGGACTACCATTTGGACGAGCCGCGCGCCCTCCCAAAGCAGGTCGGCCAGTGCGACGAGGTGGGCGCGAGCCAGTTCTACAACGACATCGCCTTTTCCGCGAGGCGCATTTGAGACGGGACTAGGTGAGCGCCACATTGCGGTCACATAAAGAAAGGGCCCGCGGTAGGGCCCAAATTACTAATGTTCACTTATGCTGCGCGGCGCTTATGTACTTTCCTGGCTGCTTCTTCTTCCATTTGCGCCCGCTGAATCGCTTCTAGCTTCGCACGTTCAATGGACTCTCGAATGATCTCTTTCTTTTCATGAGTAACAAATCGAGAAAGAACATCCTTTATCAAAGGTTGATAGCCAATGTTGTGCGCGGTTGCAATGAATTTGAGGTCTTCAAGTAGTTGCTTTTGAAGACGGATGGAAATCATTTGAAGACCCGCAGCTTTGTCTAGTGCGTCTTCATGAGACTTGCGCGCCCGCTTTGCCGACGCCTCGTCTTGGCCAAGCTTGCGCGAATTCCAATCCTCTGCGCTTGCGTCAAACTTTTCGGCCTTTGTCATTTCTGATGCTCCTCAGTGATCAAAGATTCAGCAAGCCTTCTTCAAATAGATGCGTCGCTCCTCATCGTTCGGATCAAATGCAGATTTGAGATACACGTATCCATTATCAAGAACGTAAACGATCTTCAATTCTCGATTTGAATTAGTCTTGGCGATAAACCAAAGAGTGGCAGGGTCGGTCTTGTGTTGTTCCCGCGTATCTTCGAGCAGACCCCCGGTGCGATTGGCGAAACATTGTTCCACCTCGCGTCTCACCACAGGCGGTGACTTCGCAGCGAGCTTGGCCTCGATCTTGGGGGAGATGATGAGATTCTTCACCGCTTTTTGATCTCGGCATGTAGGCTGGACCCAGAAATGTATATACGAGAGCAATACAAGTCAAGACCCGCAGTATATGTCCGCGCAAATCCCGCTGCGCGGGAGCCGCAACCAGTTAGTCAGCATTCATGGAGATCTAAGCCACTGATATGTAGGGGAAACGTCGGTACGATATTAAATGACCACGAAATAATCATGGTTATGACCGCAGTCGAGCGCGGCGAACGAACCTCCTAGACGGTCTCATCGGAGCGGTACGATCCGGGGGGGCGTTGTGGAATAGCCAAAGCGACCCCGCGAAGAGCACTTCTGATCTTTACAGGATCATGATTAGCGGCGAGCTATAGGGCATTTGAAATGCGAGTCGATCGCGGGGGGCACGTATGGCGCGCTGGCTGATAGTTGGATTTGTGCTGTGGATCTCTCCAGTAGATGGACAACCAAACAAGGTCTTGCCTGGAGAGCGCCTCGAATCGATACCCATAACGCAGTGCACGATGCAACGCGTGCACATGGCACTGTCGATGGAGGCGTCTTATAACATGGCGCGGATCTCCGAGCAGCAGCTTCCAGTGCTAGAGCAGATGCGCAGATTGGCAGACAAGAGTACTCCTGGTCGGCCAATGATTGAGTCACTAAGCAAAGAAGATCTGCATAGATGGGGCCAGCTCGATCAACAGGTGCGAGCAGGAATGCTGCAAAAGTTGATTGAGAGTAAGCGGAGAAGAGATCTCGACGTGATTCTGCAGCAGGCAAAGATGTCAGATGCAGAATTCCGTTGGGGCGACACACCTAAAGAGGGCACACCCGAGTACGTTCCATACGCCGTCTTGGTTCTGCTGCGAGAGATGTGGAAGGACTCAAATAATGAATTTCAGCCGCCCCAATCTTCCGTATGCAGTATGGACTTTGCAATATCAAGGATGACCGATGACCCGGTCGAGGCAGCAGAAAAGCTTAATCCGCAGTTGGAGCAGCTCAAAGCTTGGTCAACGCAAATGCTTTCGAAATATCGCGTCAAGACCCTCGACGAATCGCGCCTAACTAGAGAGGAGGCTGCGACTCTGCGGAAGTATCAGGTCGAAGTGCTGCTTCCACTAAAGCGCGCTATGAATCGATTTCACGATATTGCGAATTTGCGTGTAATGGCCAAGGCGGCCGACGTTGTCTATGACTCGGACAGGCGCGACACGGCGATTGCGGCCGGAGACATGAACCTTATTGGAACATCGCTGCAGCGTAGAATCGACGCTGGCGAGTTCGATGAGCGTGATCGACTCGCTTTTGGCCTTTGGCGCAAGATAAACGAGAAGATTCCGGCTAAGATCATCGGTGAATATGAGGAGATCGAGCGCGCATCAAAGGCCGACAATTCAGGCACCCCGAAGAATTGATCGCGGGCGTCTTGCGGCCTATCCTCCGTGACGCTAACTGTAAATTTTTCGGTCACATCTGCGCTTGCGGGCGTCGCTCCAATTTTGAGTCTTCACGCCGTAATTGAAGTTGCCAAGGAGTCGGGTGTTATCGGCCTATACCGCCAGTGCGGTGGATGGTCCGGCAACGATTTGCACGATTGTTTTGTTCCTCCGCTTCGGCATCGGATGCTGCGGGATGACGTGCGGCAAATGTGTGAGCTTATCGAGCAGCATCGCCGACATCCGCTCTCGAAATACGACCCGCTGAACGTGATAGATGGATCACATAGCTTCTTTCAGGTCCGTGGCGAATTTGAGCTGCAAGTATCCTGGGGATCAGACGCTCCGGATTCGTGGATGGAAAAGATCGCGCCACTTGAAACCTTTTTGCATGATCTTTTCGAGAGGTATCCGGCAGGTGCCGAAAATTGAACTCTGCATGTCCCGCTCACTCGACCTAGCACCGGAGCCAGTGCGGACTGGTCGAGTAGGGCGACGGGTCCGGGCGCACTATCGTAGCGCCACGATCCGTTGATTGCGTGAAGAATAGCCAAAGCGGCCCCCCGCAACCAGTTTAATCAAGAAGTTGCAGCGGTTCGACCAGGAGGCAAACGGCGCCGTTCTGCAATTCTTCTGCAATAGCTGGCCCCTTCGTTGACGTGGCGTCGACGAACCCGAAGGGCTACGCTATGGCAAACATCTCCTCCCGTCGCCGCCGCGACGGTTCCCGCTCGTGGGATGTCACGGTGCGCCGCACCGGGCATCCTACCGCCTGCCGCACCTTCCGCACCAAGCTCGAAGCCCAGTTGTGGGCGGCGCGCATCGAATCGCGCATGGCCGGCCGCACGACCGCCGTCTCGCGCGAGATGACCTTCGCAGATCTGTGCGACGAGGCGCTGCCCATGCTGCGCAACCCCACGAAGGCCGCGTTCGACTTCTGGCGCGCCTCCCTGGGCACGCTGCGCCTGGTCGACATCACGCCCTCGCTCATCGCGCAGCATCGCGACCGGCTGCTCGGCGCCCCGTCCGGCGGGCACCGCTACAAGACCCTGCGCCCGCGCTCCGCGCCGACGGTGCGAAACTACCTGCTCGAACTCTCCCGCTTGTTCTCCCACGCGGTCAAGGAAATGCACGTCGTCGACGAGAATCCGGTCTGCCGCGTGTCGAAGCCTTCCGCCGCGAAGTGGCGCGTGCGCTTCCTCTCCGGCGACGAGCGCACCGCGCTGCTCTCGGCGTGCAAGGCGTCGCCCTCGGCCGACCTATACCCCTTCGTGCTGTTCTGCTTGACCACCGGATGCAGGAAGGGCGAGGCGTCCGCGCTCGAATGGCGCCACGTCGACCTTACGCGTCGATGGGCGGTGTTCCCGACCACGAAGAACGGCACCGCCCGCGGCGTCCCGCTCACGACCGCCGTCGCGGATCTCCTGCGCCAGCGCGAGCGCACCGGCCCGCTCGTCTTCCCCCACGACATCACGTCCGCCTGGCATTCCGCAGTCGAGAAGGCGGGACTGGTCGACTTCCGCTTCCACGACCTGCGGCACTCGGCCGGCTCCACCCTCACCATGAACGGCGCGAACGCGGTCGAGGTCGCGACGCTGCTCGGGCACAAGACGCTGGACATGGTGAAGCGCTACTCGCACTTGTCCGCGGCGCATTCGGTGGCCCTCGTCGATCGCGTCATGGGGGACCTCGCATGACTTCGCAACGACGCGCCGACGCCCGCTCACTCGACCATATCTCCTGGGAGTTTGCGGTCGCCGAGGCCGTCGGCGGCGCCCCGCAGTTGCTGGCACTCCTGCTGAGGCAAGGGGGTCCGCCCGATGACCTTCGCGACGCGCTTGCGGACCTCGTCTTGCGCCTCCCACGGGCCAAGCGCCCGACTCGAACCCCGAGGTTCACTCCCAGTCAGGCCCGCACGATACGGTCCCTGTTCGCCGCGTTGACAAGCGCCGATCCGGATTCGCCGCGCCGCTTCCCCGGCCTGACCCACGCCGAGGCCCGCGAGCGGTTGGCCGTGCGCCTGGGCGTCTCGCCCGGCTCGCTTCGCGACGTCCTCGAATACAAGACGAAGGGGTATCGAGAGTAGCGGCGCCTCGGGTGAGATTGCGCGCCGCAAACTCCCAAATCAACCCATGAGAATCGCAGATCATCTGCGTGCCACGTCACGAAGGGGTCCGCGATGTCCAAACCGAAATCCGACGCCGCGCGATTGCGCCCGACGCGCAGTCCGGCGCCACTCGTCGCGCTTACCGTCGCGCAAGTCGAGCAGAAGCACCCTGGCGTTCAGGGGCGGCTGCGGCAATGGATTCACCGCGCCGACGCCGGCGACGCGAACTTCGCCGGCCTGCGGACGGCCGTCATCCGCGTAGGTCGTAGCGTCCTCGTCGACGAGTTGCGGTTCGTCGAGTTCCTGCGCCAGCGCTCCGAGATTCCGCCGGCGCCCGACCGGCGCATCGGCACGCGCGATCGGGGGGAGGCATGACTGCCCCCGCCCGATCGTGCGACCTGAACGACTGCGCGAACGAGCTCGTGGTCCTGCTCTCGCGCCTGCGCGGACTGTCCGCGCTCGTGCAAATGATCCACGACGACGAGGAAGGTTCGCCGATCCTCGACGACCTTCGCGATGAAGATCGCGCCGGCGTCTTGGAGCTCGTGCATGTCCTCGTGGTCCGTGCGGAAGCGCTCTTCGGCGACATCTACGGAGAACTGCCGCTGGCGCCGAGCAGAAGGTCGTGAGGCCGCGCCCCGCCCCGGATCTCCGGGTCATTGCCGGCCGCGAACCGACTGCACCATCCGGCGATGACAGGCGGCCGACGATCGAGGTTGCGGCCGGGGAGTTGCCGCGCGTTGTGGACGAGGCGATGGCGGCGCTCGTGGGCGACGCCTTGCGCATGTGGTCCGCCGCGCCGCGAGCGAGCGAGGGGGGCGACCCGCTGATCGAGTCGGGCATCGTGTTCCAGCGCGGCGGCCGTCTCGCGAGGATCGTGCGGCAAGGCGGACAGCGGACCGGTGTCGAGCGCGCGCCGGACGCGCCGGTGTTCGATGAGCCCGGCATCGACTACCTGGTCGAGCGATTGACCGCGGTCGCGCGGTTTACGAAGTACGACGCCCGCGCGAAGGCGGCGCGACCGATCGACTGCCCCGAGAAGGTCGCCCGCACGCTTCTCGCGCGTGGCGAGTACTCTGGGCTGCCCGACGTCACGGGAGTCGTCGAGTCGCCGATCGTCACCGCCGATGGGCGGCTGCTGCAAGTGCCCGGCTACGACGAGCGGACGGGACTCTTGCTCGACTTCGATCCGGACGCTTTCCCCCGGGTGCCGGACAAGCCCACGCGTGCGCAGGCCGACGAGGCCCTCGCGACGATCCAGGCGCTGGTCGAAGGCTTCGCGTTCGCGGAGGATGTCGACCGCGCCGCGACGATCGCCCTGCTGTTGACCGCACTCGTGAGACCGGCGCTGCCGTCGGCGCCGCTGTTCCTGGCAACCGCCCCCGCGGCCGGATCCGGGAAAACGCTTCTCGCGCGGGTCGCCGCGATCCTGCGCACCGGTCGGGAACCGGCGGTGACGACCTTCGACGGCCACGACCCGGCCGAGTTCGAGAAGCGGCTGAATTCGCTGCTGTTCGCCGGCGACCCGGTCGTCGTACTCGACAACGTCGAGGGAGATATCGGCGGGACCGTGCTGTGCGCGGTGCTCACGGCGCCCATGATTCAGGCGCGCGTGCTCGGCGCCAGCGAGATGCGCCGCGTCCCGAGTTCTGCGCTGTGGATCGCGACCGGCAACAACATCCGGCCACGCGGCGACCTCACGCGCCGCGTGATCGACATCCGGCTCGACACGCGCCTCGAGCATCCCGGCGATCGCGTCTACGAATTTGACCCGATCGAGCGCGTCTACGAGGAGCGCGGGCAGTTCGTCGCCGCCGGTCTCACGATCCTGCGTGCGGCCGCGGCGAGGGCATGGCGGGGGAAGTTCGACCCGCCGGCGCCGTTCCCGTCCTTCGAGCTGTGGTCGCGGCTGGTCCGCGTGCCGCTGCTGTGGCTTGGGCTGCCTGACCCCTGCGTCAAAGTGCGTGAGGCCGAAGACCTCGACCCCGAGCGGCTCCAGGTGCGCGCGCTCCTCGCCGCCTGGCGGCGCGTGATCGGCACGGAACGCGTCACCCTCGCCCACGTCATCCAACGCGCCCAGGTGCTCGCCCGGACTCCCGACGAGCGTGATCTCGGCGCCGACCGCGCCGAGCCTGCCGACCGTTCGCTGCTCGACGCCCTCCTCGATCTGGGACAGCGCGGAGGTGAGCTGAACCGCCGCGTGCTCGGGAAGTGGCTCGCGCGCCACGACCGGCGGATTGAGCTCGGGCACGAGCTGCGCCGGGCCGGCGACCGCGAAGGCGTCGCGTTGTGGCAGGTCGTCGACGTGAAGTGATCGACCGGGGTTTACGGGGGTTTTTTGGGTTCTGTATCCACCTACGCGGGGAAATGCCAAGTGACAAAAATAGTAATAGGGGGAAATCGACCCCCGAAAACCTTCGTAACCCAGTCGGCAGCGCGGAACGACGTCGCGGGTCTCGGTCGATCCGCACCGCGGCGGCGCCAGCCGGATGCGCTAGCGCGTGGGTCCCATCGTGGGTGTCCTCGAAGGTTCATTCGCGAGCCCGATCGGTCTGTAGTCGGCGCGGCCGCGTAGGGGAGGCATCGAGATGAGCGGGTCCTGTCGGGCGAGGAAGCCACGGGTCCATTCGCGCCGCGATCGCGCGCTAGTGCCTATCGGCATAGTGGACCTCATAACCTTGGACTATCACGCATGCTGGTGAACCGGGCGGTGTTGGCGGAAATTCTCGGCGTGAGCGAAGCCGGCCTCACAACTTTCGCCGACCAAGGAATGCCGGTGCGTCGCGACGGACACGGGACCGCCTGGGAGGCCGACCCGTCCGACTGCGTCGCGTGGCTGCTGGCGCGGGAGCGCGATCGCGCGGCCGGCGCGGCCCCGGTCGCGGAACAGCGCGCGCGGCTGCTGCGCGCCCAGGCCGACAAAGCCGGACTCGACGCCCGCCGGCTCGCCGGCGAACTCCTGCTCGCGGCCGACGTCGGGCGGGTGGTCTTCGCGCTCGGGCGCGGCGTGCGGGACGCGGTGCTCGCGATCCCCGCGCGGATCGGGCCGGTGGTCGCCGGCGAACCCGACCCGGCCTCGTGCGTCCGCGTGCTCCACGATGAGCTTCGCGGGGTCCTCCGCGCGGTGACGGACGAGGTGACCGGGCGGGGCACCGCCTGGATCGCACCGCTCGTGCGCGCATTGGGCCGCGAAATGGACGCGTGGGCGCACGCAGCGCATCCGGGTGACCCTGCGGACCTCGAAGCGCTCCGCGCGCGCCTGGCGGCCGCCTGCGAAGCCTTCGCGACGGGTTCGGACGCGACGCCGGGCGTCGACCGGGTGCTTGAACCGGAAGGGGCCGATCGTGGATGAGTTCGACCACCTCGACGCGGAGGTGGCGCGGATGCTGGTCACCGAGCACGAGCGGCGCGGTAACGCGATCGGGTTGACGGAGTAGGGGGCGACATGGATCGACTGGATTCTCTGAAGGGAGTTCTCATGCAGGACGAGTTCGCCCAGGTGCGCGCGATGCTCGACGGCGCGCCGTCGAGCGCCGCGCTCGCGACCTGGCTCGCCGAACGTCGACTGCTTTTCATCGCGGCGAAGGTCGACGGCGCGCTCATCGGGTGGCTGGTGTTGCCGGCTTCTGACGTCTTCGAGGCGCGCGAACTGGGCGAGCCTCTGGCCGACCGGCTCGCCGACCTGTACGGGCCGCTGCGCGAGGCACGCGAGGCGATGGCCGCGGCGATCCGTCGGGCGTCGCATTGAGGCGTCGTGTCCGCGCTCATCGACGCCCTTCGCGACGCAATCGCGGCCGAGTGGCGGGACGCGCCGGCCGGGGCCATTGATCGCGTCGTGGCGAGCCTGTGCCGGCGCTGCGGCGGTTCGGAGCACTACGTCCCGATCCGTCCTCCCGGCGCGGCCGTGGCGCGCCTTGCCGACGTGCTCGCGACCGGCGGGTCGATCGACGATGCGGCGGCGGCGGCGGGCATCTCGGCGCGGCACGCCCGGCGTCTTCGCGTCGCGCGCTCGCGCGGACGTTTTCCCCGTTGAAATGTCCGCGCCGGCCG